CAGAAAACCAAGCCTCATCATTCCAACGTAACTTCTTGGCGAATAACGGGATGCCTGTCGGAGCGGTAAACATTAAAGGCCAGATCAGTTCGGAGTCTTTCGATAAGGTCAAGAAACAATATAAGCAACAGTTCCAAGGCCCTAATAACGCCGGAAAAATCTTGTTTACCAGGGCAGAGGAATTGTCGTTCACTAAGTTCGGTTCGTCGTTAGCTGATCTTGATATGTCTGCTCTCAAAGGCATGTCGCAAGAGGAAGTACGGACCATGTTCAGGGTCCCTAAAGCCATGCTCGGCGCTAGTGACGAGGCTGGTTTAGGTAGGGCGAATGTCGAAGCTATCGAATACTCATACGCGAAACGTACCATCGACCCGAAACTTACACGGTTAGACGACACGATCCGGCTATATGTACGACGTGCCTACAAAGACTCTAAGCTCATGGTCGATCATGAATCTCAGATCCCAGCCGACCGCGAAGCATTACGAGCACAAGCACAACAACTCACCTATTCGGTGTTGACACAGAATGAATCTCGAGCACTGTTCGATGTTCCTGCTATCTCGGGTGGAGATCAACTCTACGTCCCATTCAACATGACCCCAGTAGGACAAGAACTTTCAGCTACGACTGTGGAAGCTAAATCGTACGGGAAACTCAAAGTAGTCACACAAAAAGCTCTACCTGCCGTAGAGAAAATGTCGCGCACATCCTATATCCAACAGCTGAATGCTGTGAACCGTCTCACAGAACGACAATATGATGATCGTATCTCTAAAATATATGGGCAACAGAAAAAAAATGTTCTCTCTCGGCTGTATAACAAAGCGAAAGCGTTAGATCCTTCAGAGGTCGAAAGTATCGCACCTAAGTCTGCCGATAATGTTTCAGAGTTGATACGGATAGTTATGCCTGTTCTTGTTGACGCAATGGAAGAGGGCGGTACGATCGCAGCACATTTCATGGACCCCGATTATGAGTATCTGTTAGATAAGACTCTCAGGGACCGTATTGTCGAGGCTCAGGATCGCGCGTTCAAAGGATTCAACTCCACTACATCGGACGATATACGGCGTACTTTGTTGGCGGGTATCGAGAATGGTGAAACGACCGGGGAGTTAGCTGCACGGATAGAGAACGTATATTCTCAGGTTACGGGCTATCGTGCGCAACGTATCGCCGCTTCAGAATCGAACCGTGCAATCGTCGGTTCTACCCGGGATGCTTACTCGCAGGTAGGGGTTACTCAACTTGAGTGGGTGACTGATGGTGATCCGTGTCCAGAATGTGAAGCTATGGAAGGGACCATCACGGAAGTATCGAACGGCTTTATCGACGTAGGTGACGTGATTCCTGGAGGCGATAGGGTAAACGAATACGCTGTTATAGAGGGCGGTGATCTGCACCCTAACTGTATGTGCAAACTTATTCCGGTCGATAACGGAGACAGGGCATATAAAGAGTTAGTGAAAGTGGACCGTATCGTCGAGGTACCTGATCCTCAGATCGTAAAAGAACTCGAAGAAACACGAGAGTATGTCGAACAGCTAGAACTCATTGCAGGTATCCATGGACATACAGAAGAAACATAACCTGGCGAAAGCACAAGAGAATGTTCAAAAGAAAAAGGCTCTTGAAGCGGAACAGTTACGATCAGAAACAGAAGCGTCCCTTAAAGGTTTTGTTGACGGTCTTGCCGATGTGCTTGGTCGTGGAATCAAAGTTGATGGGATCTCCGACGTGGATCTGTTGGTTTCTCGCGTCGAAGAATACGGGCAGAGGGTCTCAGAGTTTGTTGGCGAGATCGCCCGGTGTACCGCTGCTATACCTAACCTCGATGAACTGACTCTGCCTTCTGAAATAACTTTAAAATCTGTTACGGATGACCTGCTTATCTCTACGCTTAGAGAGTTGGGGGACCAGAATGAACTTATATCGAAGTTACAATCGTTGGATCAGGCGGTCGTTTTACTTGCGGCTGCTCTCGAGAAGGATCAAAGCGCAGGACAGAAAGCGCAAGACTATACGCCTGTAAGGATAGTTTTAGGGCGCGATGATAAGTTAAAGTTTCTCGAGAATTGGCCGATGCCTTCGTTTAATACGGGGGGCCAATCGGGCGGTTTAACGGATGCTGAACTTCGCGCTTCGCCTGTGCCCGTGTCAGCGACGATCGATACGACAGGTTTAGCGACTGATACAGGTCAAGCAACGGGTAACGCTTCACTCTCGTCGATCGATACGAAACTTTCTACCCTAACTACGGCTGTCGGGACGATCATCTCTAAGGCTACTGATGCGTATTCGATAGCGGCTATCTCTGATGATGGGACATATAAATATTTTTGGTTTGAGGACGCCGCTCTAAACTATTACATTATGCGCAAAACATTAGCGACTTCGGTTTTTGATTATACGAAAGGGACGGGCGGTTACGCGAGCGTCTATCAGTCTTCTATTCTTGGGCCTTCTGGTTCACCGACATTCGCAAGCTACGGAAACACATTCTAAGGGGACACAATGAAAGCAAAGATTACAGGCAAATCAGAGGTACGGTTCTCAGACCTCACAAGAGAATATACGTTCGACGTGATCGAAGGAGACGAGACAGTCTTAACTTCACAAGTTATAACGGCACGTCCTAGCGAGGTTGTCACAAGACTGGAAACTATCATCGCAGAATATCAAGCTGTGTATGAAGATGAGAATGATTTGGATGTCGGAGACGAAATCTAGTGGCACTGAAAACCTACAACGGTACTGATTTCGATTCTCATCTAGGGTCAGCAACGATCACGGCGTCTACTGCCACTTTGACGTCGGCTGGTATCACTTCGGCTGGTGTGACTGCACCTAACCTCGTGAACAAGATTACAGGCTGTTGGGTGTGCGTTTCGGTTTTACCTTCTAACGGCGGAAATATTACCGTCGAAATTATGGAATCGGCTGTCTCGAAAGCCACCGCAACAATCAACTCGGCAGATATTCGCCTCGGAATGAACTATGTCAGGTTTGCGACACCGTATACGTTTGCGACTTTGACAGCTTCGGCTTATACGTGCCGCCTGAAAAACACGGTAAGTACCTCAGGTAACGTCCGTACTGCCGCTTCTGGTTTATGGTTTGCTTTCACTTATGATTCGACGGGTGCTATTGGTTCGACGGATGACATGTGGGTAGGTGGTTTCAACGACGCAGGTTTGACAACTAAAACTCTTACTTTGTCGGGGACATCGAATACGTGGGGTTCGAAAGCTACGACCGCTATTGGTTCGACGACTCAGACTATGGGTGCCGCTCTCACTATTGGTTCTGGGGGGACAGTCGTGTTTGACACTTCTGCTTCTACGACGTTGACTTTGAAAGGTTCAGTGTGGGTGACGAATGGCGGCCTGTTCGACATGCGAGCCTCGTCAACAAAAACTATCATCTCGACTTTGATAATCGATTCGACGGCTAATGGGGACCAAGGAATTTTTACTGCCACAAGTGCAACGGGCGGACAGATCCTCACCGATGGGGCAGCGTATGACCAATACACAAAATATGCTTCTGGGACAGGAACAGCCGCCGATCCTCTTATCGTGCAGACAGGATGGGACGCAGATGTAAACGACGAAATAGTTGTCCCGGGTGTCGCATATAATACGAACCAGGTCCGCTATATCAAGACGCGTAACTCGTCTACGTCATTTGTGTTATCTGCAACAGTAGGTGGCGCGGAATCAGCGATCACGAACACGCCCGCTGTCGGATCACACATCGCTAACTTGACACGCAACTCGATCATTAAACCGTTGACGACGAACCTGGGATATTATATTGTCAACTCGAGTAACACGGCAGGAAGTTTCAACTACACCCGTTTCGAATATTCAGATAACAACTCGGGTAAAACACTCAACTTTAGTGGTAATGCGACGGGCGGCGCGGTCAGTTCTTTCGACGGTGTCGTGGCATACCAGAACTCTAATGGTGCTTCGGGGCGTCATTGGCTCGCGATGCCCAATACGGGAGACCCGTCTACTGCGACCGCTACACATACAGGACTGACTGCATACAATACGGGCGGATCGAACTATTTTGGACAATCAGGCGTAGGGTTTTCGGGGACATCAAACAAAACAATCAATTATCTTTTACATTACAACGGGTCGAGCACTACAACAGCGGGGACGTTATCGATTAACCTTTCTT